TCGTAAACGAAGCCAGGGGATTAGTCCCGGTCAAAACTGGAAACCTACGCGACAGCATAAGAATAGGCTCGACAGCTTCAAGCAAGATCACTATCCGCGCTGGTAACAACAGGAGCGGCGCTTCAGGAGTACAGTATGCAAACCCTATTCACTGGGGTTGGTATAAGAGACACATTAGGCCGCAGCCATTCTTTACTAAGGCACTCGGTTACACTAGAGAAGAAATCTACGATACCTATTTCAAGCAGCTAGAAAAACTAATTACAGAAAACTATCAAAAAACAGGGAAGATGTAATCACAGATGATGAATTTCGACGAAATGACACTAGGGCAAGTCGAAGAAATAGAGCTACTAGTAGGTCGCAGCATAGACGAAATCTTTGCAGACGGGCAACCTAAAGGCAGGGCGCTCAGAGTTCTTTACTATGTAGCGATGAAGCAAGATAACCCTAATTACAAATTCGAGGATACTGAGGCAGTTACTCAAAAGGAAGCCTTAGGAATGCTCGGAGCGACAGACCCAAAAGGAAAAAAGTAGCTGAAGATCATGCTAAGAAAATGGCAGAGTTCGTCATAGCTACAGGTGTTAGCCCTAGTGAGTATAGAAAGCTTACAGGGACAGAATACTCAGCCTTTGCAACTGAGGTACATAGGAGAAGAAGCAAATGAGCTTAGTGCTAAATGTAGAGATACTGGGAGAGTATAAAAATCTCTCTAAGGCTACTAAGGGCGCTAATGACAGCTTCGCAGACCTAGGCAAAAAGTTCGCAAAAGTAGGCGCAAACATAGCTAAAGTTACTGCCGCCGTTGGTATCGGTATCGGTGTCTTGGCAGTTAGCCAAATTAAAAAAGCTATAGACGCCGCAAGCGATCTCTCAGAAGCAACTAACGCGGTAAATGTATCTTTCGGAGATGCAGCAGAAGGCATTCTAGAGCTAGGTGAGAATGCAGCCAGGGGCTTAGGACTTTCTAAAACAGAGCTGTTTGGAATTGCTACACAGTTTTCTAGTTTCGCCGAGACTATCGCAGGAGAAGGGGGAAACGTTGTAGAGGTTGTTGATGAGATCTCACAGCGCGGAGCGGATTTCGCCTCAGTATTTAATCTAGATGTAGGTGATGCACTAGCTAAATTTCAGTCTGGACTAGCAGGGCAATCAGAACCGCTAAGAATGTACGGGATAGACCTAAGCGCGGCAGCGGTGGAAGCTCACGCCCTGGAAAAGGGAATCACAGACGGCACTACTCAAATGACCGAGGCAGAGAAGGTCACAGCGCGCTATAGCTTGCTAATGCAAGAAACCTCAGATGTGACCGGAGACTTTGCAAACACCTCAGACGGGCTAGCTAATCAGCAGCGCATACTAAAGGCAGAGATAGAACAAACTCGCGCAGAAATCGGCGAAAAGTTCATGCCTATAATGCAGGACTTCCAAGGGTTTATTCTAGAGACAGTTATCCCGGCAGTGCAAGACTTTTGGGCAGCAATCATAGACCCGGCAGGCGAAGCACAACTACAAATGAAGTACATCGGCGATGCAATAGATGTATTCGCTCAAACCTTTAGCATAGCCTCCGGCAAAGTAACTTCAGATCAGATCTTTAATTGGTTAGGTGATGGAGTAGTCCAGGCAATCAAGGCGCTAACATTCCTGAGTGTGTTCGCTCAAGAAACCTTCGAGGGGCTAGACCTACTACTCGGTGGTCCAGATGCTCGCTACAGTAGCAACGCCGGGCAGAAGCTTGCAGGCATACAACAGCTCCTTGGCGCTCGCAATAAGGCAACTCAAGCAGCAGACCAAATTAAGTTTGCCCCAGACATGCAAGCAGGCGGCGGAGAGTTCGCTAGACAGGGAAGTATCTCTCAGGGCGGCAGGGGTCGCTTTGATCAGTTTGGCAACGCCATTAGCATTCAGATAAACACAGCGGCTACAGATGGCAAGCAACTACTTCACGAAATGAACAGGGCGCTCAGAGATCAGGGCAGCGACGTAATCATACGATGACACTCCTAGCCGATTTTGACATAGCAGAAGACCTAAAGGTCGAGTTCTACATACCCGATAACGCTGCAAACCTATTTATCATAGGAGTTTCTGACTTAGGCGGCACTAACGTCTTAGCCGGAGCAGGGTGGTTTATTATCGGCGTTTCTGAAATAGGCGGCGCAGATGTACTAGCAGAAGGCGCTTATGCTTTTGACTGGCAGAACTTAAATTGTGATGTTGCAAACGTGAAGACCGAGCTAGGCGGCACAGTAGAAAACATGACCTACTTCCAGGCGCAGCCTTCTACTGCTGCAATCGCTTTACAGAGCTACACCTACGACCCCACAAACAACAGAACTATTAGACCCGGCACTCCGGTCAGGGTAAGACTGAACAGGGCAGATCTTGACGAGGTTATCTTCTCGGGCTTTATAAACACCGTAGATGTTTCTTACACCGTTGACGGGCCTAACCTAATCAGCATCTCGGCGTTGGATAGCTTTAACAAAGTAGTTACTACTCGACTAGCTGAATTTGATACCACTACAGACTTCCCAGACGGCTACGCTTCCCCTTATGAGGTAATTGAGAAGGTTGCCGAGGGCTTCGGTACTAGCATGTACGCGCTCAGCAGCGAAACAACAGGCAGAATACCTAGCGTTTTATCAACAGATGTAATACCTAACATCTTTTTGGCAGACGCTATACAGGTAGGTCTGGGATTCTTCTGGATAGACCCTCCTACTCAGGAGTTTGTCTTCATTCCGCGCCCGGTCATAGCCGCTATTCCAGATGGCACTTACACTATCGGAAACTCACACGAAGACAATCTTCACCTATGTATGAGCGATCTCATAGTCCAGGGTGAATACGATGATGTCTATAACTCGCTTAGGGTTGCACTGAAGACAGATGATGCAACCTATGTAATCAGGCAAGATCAGGATTCAATAGACCTATACGGCGTAGCAGCGATAGACGTGCAAATAGACACAACAGACATAGACCAACTAAACGTATGGGCAGATAGAGTCTTCACTCAGTACCCAACTCGATTAGTAAAAAGTGTTACAACTCCGGCAATAGACAGAAGCAACAATTTGACACACGCGGCGGAGATCATGCCGGGAGAAGTCCTAGGCGTAAAATACGTTACCTCGGAGCTAAACATAGACAGTTACTATTCGGTTGCTAAGGTGATTCACACAATAGACGTAAACAATTGGTTCACTAGACTAGAGCTATGGAAAGAGGCATAAATGGCATACAAGACATTCGCTAACGGATTCCCACTTCCGGCAAGCGATCTAAACAACTTCCTAATGAATCAGAGCGTTATTGTGTTTGCCGATGCAGCGGCTAGGACTACTGCAATCCCTAGCCCGGTTACAGGTATGCTGACTTACCTAGTAGACACTAGCGCCTATGAGAGTTGGAATGGTTCGGCATTCGTAGCACTTGCAGAAGACCCCGACCTATCCTCACTTATTCCTAAAAGCACAGTAACGACAGCGCAAGACTTAATAGTCGCAGACGGCGCTAGTTCTGTTACTCGCTTAGGTGTTGGCGCAGACGATCAGGTTCTTAGTGTCGTTTCCGGTGCAGTAGCTTGGGCAGATGCCTCAAGCGGTGGCATGGAGTTGCTAAGCACAACAACGCTATCGGGGACATTTACTGAGGTTGGGTCTATTTCGCAAGACTACAAGAACTTAATAATAGCGATAGATAATGTTCAGCATAGCGCAGTTAGTCAGCCTTTATATATACGGGTAAACGGCGCTGCTACAAACAATCAATGCGTATCCATGCACACTTCGGGATCCTCAACTTTTTTAAGAAAGAGTTCAGAGGGCGTTTTGAATACAGACAATGGTATGGTTAGCGACAATAACGCCTTTTTATGCACGATTTTCAATTATTCTTCCACTACTGAAAATAAAGTTACAACCACAACGGGAGGATATACTAGATACGACACAACCAATAAGGATTTAGTATTTGCTAGCGGCTGGTATTCAGCAGACAGCGCAGTTTCAGCTATCCAGACCCGACTATCTAGCGGTAGTTTTACGGGCGGAACAATGAAGATTTATGGAGCTAACTAATGACTAACCCACTAATCAAACTAGTAAACGCAACCACTGGGGTCGAGCTAGAGCGTGAAATGAACGCCAAAGAACTTGAGTCATACGAGGCAGAGCAAGCAGCTAGGCAGACTTTAGCGGCAGAACAGGCGGCGAAAGAAGAAGCTCGCTCAGCAGCAGAAGCCAAGCTCATAGAACTAGGGCTAACTACTGAAGACCTGAAAGCACTACTCGGCTAATGTCAGAGCAGATACCTAGAAGCAACACTCAGCAGCAGTTACTACTAAAGCTAGTAGGTGACATGGCAGACGTCAAAGCCGGGTTCAAGATGCTGCAAGATCATGAGGACAGAATCAGAGAGCTTGAAAAGGCTCGCTGGCAAACAGCCTGGGTTACTGCTTTCGCCTCTGCTGCCCTAACTGCTCTAGCTGTGACGGTTGTTTCTCAGGTTGCTCTATGAGATACCCACTTCCTAAAGCAACCATCACAGCACTCTACGGCGCTACAGAAAACAGGAGTACCCCACATAGAGGACTAGACTTTGGCGCAGCGACAGGCGCTTGGATTACAGCACCGGAGACAGGCACTATAGTAGTCAACACTTGGAGCGATGTTCTAGGTAATTGCTTAGTCCTGCGCTTCTGGCATAAGGGTAAAGACATGCCTATGTATCTAGGCTTTGCTCACTTGAAGGTGAAAAGCAAGCATAAGGTAGGTACTAAAATTTGGGAGGGCAATAAGTGGTTCGCAGCAGTTGGAAACACAGGTAGCGCATCACGCGGCAGCCATCTTCACTTAACATACGGAGACACGCCTAAGCACATCTTCTACGGTCAGACTTTCGACCCACTAGCCCTATTGGAAAGGTACGCAAAATGAGATTCAACCCACAGATTAGAAAAGCAATCTACGCAGCAGTAGCCGGACTAGTGCCGCTTCTAGTAATCGCCGGAATAGTTACCGGAGAGCAATCTCAGCAGATACTTAGCAGCGTTGCAGCAGCGTTGGCTTTCTTTGCTTCAGTAATGGCAGTAAAGAACACCGAGGTAAACAACCCTGAAGAATACGAGGACGTAACCGAGGGAATAGAGCCTCCACACATTCCAGGCGTTTAGCTGCTAAAATAAAAATATTAACACTGCCCCGTCTTTTCTTTATTGATAAGGTGGGGCGGTTGTCTTTTAACTACTTTTTACACCCTTCTCGGACTACTTTTTACACTAGCCTCGAGCGTTTCGCAATCTAGCGCGTTGCCTAGTGTTAACGCCTCCCCAGATACCATGCTTCTCATCATTCACTAAAGCAAACTCTAGACACAGCGACCTAACAGGGCAAACTTTACAAAGACTAATTGCAGATCTTAGATTAGTATTCATAACGCCTCCTTCTGGAAACCAAGCATCAGGGTCAGAAGTCTGGCAAGCGGTTGCCCCGGTCTTTTTTATGCCTTCTGCTAACGCAGTGAGGGCTTGTTCTGAGTTCATGCATAAACAATAACTGCAATTATGTCGCGCTGCTTTGCTATGCTCCAAAACATGATCACAGTGAATAAGACAATTGCCAAACTAGGCGGCACTCTAATCGGCACACACCCGGCAGGATCTACTGAGTGGCATGCTCAGAGATCTCACTCAATCGGCGGCAGCGACATAGCTCCGATAATGAATAAATCCCCCTGGACTAGCGCGGTGTACTTATGGGCGCAGAAGTCTGGCTTGCTATTGCCTACAGAAGGCACAATGGCTATGAAGCTAGGCAACTACTTTGAGCCTGCAATCGCTCGGCTGTTCGGTGACATGCACCCTCATCTAATAGTTCACACTGGGGATTACACCTACGAGTCACAAAAGAACGCATCATTTCACGCTAATCCCGATGGTGTTATTGAAGATGAAGATGGCAGGTTATACATTCTTGAGATCAAATTCTCTAGAAACGCTATGCCTATCTTGCCGGAGCATTACAGGCTTCAAGTTCTTTGGTACATGATTGTAACAGGCTTGCATAGTCCCGGTGTACTGTGTGCAGTCGCAGGAGGCGAGTACAGGGAGTTTACTATCGACTATGACCCGATAGAGGCTGAGGCACTTATGAAGGCGGCAGAGAGCTTCCTAGAGCTTGTGAGGACAGGAGAGCAGCCAGACATAGAAGGCAGCGATTCTACTTACAGCGCAATTAGGATTCTGCACCCAGACATAGAAGACACAGAAACAGACATAGACGGCGAGGAATACCGACTTCTACAAGCGGCACTAGAGCAAGAAAAGTTCTGGAAGCAGCAGGCAACACTTAGAAAGTCGGTCATTCAAAGCAGCATGAAGGGCGCTAAGTACGGCTATGTAGATGGTGAAAACGTTGTAATGTTACAAAGCAGATCAGGCGGCGCGCCTTATCTCAAAATCACAGGAGGGTAAAAATGGGATTCATGGATAACTACGAACCAGTAGCCGACAGGATAGCTAAGTTCTGGGAGAAGCACCCAAACGGCAGAATACACACAGAGATAAAGCTAATCAACGAAACTGAAATTGTCATAATGGCAAGTGTCTACACTGACCGGGAAGACATGAGGGCAGCAGCTATTGACTTCGCCCAGGAGACTAGAAACTCAAGCCCAATAAACAAAACTAGCTTTATCGAAAATTGCAGCACTAGCGCAATCGGCAGGGCTTTATCAACGCTCGGGTTTTCTAGCAAGAAAGACGGTCACAGCGTTAGACCTAGCGCGGAGGAAATGCAGGCAGCCTCACAGGAGGCTTTGGCGGTATCTCTAAAGGGCTTTGAAGGTCGCGCAAGTGTACTAGCCCTAAGTAGTGACGTTGAAGGTCTTAGAGAGCTTTACAGCGATGCCAAGCTTCATGGAATGCCTAAGCGATTCCTAGAGCAGGTTACAGAGATGGCAAAGGCAGTAGACACAAAGTAAAAACCGAAGGAGACGTAGCCCACAGATAGCTACGCCTCCAGCAGTAATTCTATCTGACAGACAGGGGAATCATGGATCAGGAAACAGACTGGAAAGAGTTCACAGAACGTACTTGGCTAACGGGTTACAAAAAGGGCTACGGTCATGGTCGCGAAGACATGAGAAAGCAACTCACTTTTGAACTTTGGGATTTCAGAAAAAAGATACTTTTGACAGATACAGATCTTGCTGAAACGATAGAAATCTGCATCGACAGATTAGAAAAATTAAAATAAGATACATCTTCTATATATAGATATATATATAAGCATTATTAAAGGTTCTATATATAGACATTTAACTTAATAACTATACATAAGCATTATGTTTATATATAGCAAGAAATTACTCATCACAGAAAAGAGAATGAAATGCCACAAATTACAATCACAGGAGACGTAAACCTAATTGGCTGGGAAGGCAGAAGGATTTCAGTTTGGGAGAACTACGATGTTCCAGGCTACACAAAGCCCTTCTCAAGACTTTGGACATGTTGGTTCGACTTTTCGCAAGCAGAGCATCTTCAAGAAGGTGACTGGATAGAGCTGACCGGGGAGCTATCGACGAAGATAGGAAAATACACGCCTAAAGATTCAGACGTTGAAAAGACCGTAGTTGAACATCACCTACAAACTGCACAGCTAGTCCAGGCTCGTAGCAAGACACAGCAGGGCGCTACTATGGCGCAAGTTTCAGGCTTCGAGAATGCGCCGTTCTGATGATCTCGGACATGAGCGAACTGGAAAACAAACTCTATTTCACAAAAGGCTATGAAGCCGGGGTGGAGCTAGAGCGCAAGCGCATCATAAAGGTAATCAAAGACCTAGCAGACACTCGCGACATTCTAGAGACACTCAAGTATCCATTCCTTGCTAAGGAAATAGAAGACGCAATCCTAGACGGTCAAAATGCAGACTGAAAAAACGCAAGCAGAAGCAATTTACAAAGCTGTTTACGACTACTTTCGGCTATTTGACGGAGCATCAAACAGGACTCACAAAATTAGCGAAGCGGAGCTTATAACGCTGATAAATGAGGCACTCGATGACTAAAGAAAAAAGGTCAGAGATCATGACTAGAAAAAACAGGCAACCACTAACCGGCATCGTATTCTTGGCAGGCGTAGGGGTAGGCATTATAAGCGTTTGCTTCTTCTTCTTGGTCGTAATGCTGATAGACAGACTCTAAGATGATTCAGGTCTTTGTACCGGGAATACCTCAGCCACAGGGTTCAAAGAATGCGTTTGTAATTGGCAAGCGCGCGGTCATAGTTGAGAGCAATAAAAAGCTCCCGGCATGGCGCAAAACACTAACTGAAGTACTCGAGTCAGCTAATAGCTCATGTCAGCCCCTTACTGGCGCAGTGTGTTTAGAGGTGATTTTCTTTATGCCTAGAGCTAAGAGCAATACAAAAGATTACCCATCGCAAAAGCCCGATCTCGATAAGCTCATAAGGGCAGTAGGCGACTCAGCAGACAACGCCGGACTACTCGGAGACGATTCTCAAATCTGCCAAATCTTAGCTAACAAGGTGTGGGCAGGCAGTGAGGCAGATCAAGGCGCACTAATTACATTCAGCGAACTATAAGAAAGACAACTAACCTATGTATAAGACAACGCTCACACAGAAAGCGCAAACGCTTATGAAAACAGCAGCAGGAATGGTCATACTCGCATTCTTCCTAGTAGGGGTAAACCTACTTGCAACACTCATAACAGCCTATGTACCCTGGCTAACCATGATTCTGCTAGGAGCTACATTCAGCTACTTGACAGTAGTAGTTTATCAAGGGCTTAGAGACTCATGAGAGTGTTCGACCTTCAAGGCACTTTGGCTAACACTGCTAGTAACCAAGTTCTTTACACGCCAATAGGTGAGTTTGCAATAGTCAGCGCAGAGTCTCCGGTAGCCGCAACTAGAAACGCGGTTAGGCAATTCGTAGATACTAACTTTCCTAATTGCAGCGACCTAAGATTCGTATCTGGTTCTCGCAGGCAGGTCATAGACGCAAAGGTGCAGCAGCTTAGAAACCTTAGTGCCACTGAATACACCGATAACGACCTTCAGCTATTAGCTGAGTATCAAGTCAGATTACCTTCATTAGCCTTCTACTACATCGAAGACGGAAAGCAGTCACAGCTATGAAATGCCCTATCTGCGATACACCTCACACAACTCGGGGTAATGAAGTAGTACCATGTAAGAGATGCTGGACTAAGGAGAGATCTTGGCGGATTGGCACAACTCGAAAG